GGCTTCCTCTCCGATCATGCCGTCATATGGACATGGTGTGCCGGCATCCAGCTTCGACTGAAAGACGCGCGCGTCTTGGCACATTGTCGAAACTGCGGCGACTTTCATGCCCATATCGTACAAGGCCTTGGCGTTCTTAAGACGCTCACAGTTCATATCGCGGACTGTCTTGCCGGCGCTTAAGCCCAAAATCTGAGTCTGCACAGCGCCAGACACACCGACAGTGCAGAGATCGTTGCCGTTACCCGCGCTGAATTGCGGCGAAACAGCCGTAGGCGGGGGCGAGATTACCGTGGTAGTCATCTCACCATTGGTGGTGACCGAGCCGTCCGACCCTGACCAAGTGCAGATGTAACCCTCTGGGCATTGCACATCTGGAACCGTCTGGGCGTAGGCAATAACGGCAGATAGAAGCAAGCCCACGACAAGGATCAGAATTGCGCCGATCTTGTTTGGGTTCAATCTTATCAATAGCGCCCGTCCCAAACACGCAGATGGGCGTTGTCGCTGTCGTTCATCTCACGGGCTACAACGTCACGCATAGCCGCCGTGTCATTGGCATTGACGCCCCATTTCTTGGCCCACTCAGCCCACATTTTCATTGGGATCAGCCCCACCAACTTGCTCTCTCCGAGGTGGCCTGCCCCTGCGCTTTTTAACGCCTTCGCCTTCTCCAGAATTGGGTTGAAGTCGTGCGTCTGCTGCACGATGATCTTGCCCTCGTCCGTGAACATCTTTTCCGCTATTTTCGTCATGGGCGTCCTCAAAGGTCAGATTTGGATAGGCTAGGCGCATCGTCTGGGCAACTTCAACTGGCATCCGCAATATCTGCCCGCGTCGATAGCGGACAGCGCCACGAAATATGCTCTCACAGGTTACGCGATATTCTTTCATTTGTAAGAAGGGGCGAGCCGAAGCCCGCCCCCCTCTTTATTACGAAACGGTAGCAGAGAACGGCGTTGCTTCCGTTCCAGATGCTTCCGACATGACAATGACAGCCCAAGTATCAGCTGCGATGTCATCAAGAACAACGCGCCAGCCCTTTAGACCACCCTTGGTCGAACCATCAAGCGTGATAGTGTCGGACGCATCAGCAGTGTAGAAGCACGAAGCGCCTGCACTGTCGTTGCCCAAGTAAGCCACACCCATCATTATGTCAGTCGCATCAGCAACCTTGATGATCTGGCTACCAGAAGCATCGACAGAGCCGATGAACTCGTAGCGGTTGCCAGAGCCAGTGGCGGCAGGCAGGGTGGCAGTAATGCCAGCAGCGCGGCTCATAATGACGCGCTGACCAACGTGTGCTTCGTCGGTGATCGTAACAGTCGCAGTTGTGACAGTGACGATGCCGTAGTTCTCAAAGTAATTAGACGGCATGAGATTTCCCTTCAGCCAGATGTTGAGGAAAGGGGCGAACCGAAGCCCGCCCCATCACGATCACGAAACGGTGTTGTCGTAAACTGCGCCATTGGCTGCTTCGTTGCGAGAAACCAAGGTCAGTTCGGTAAGAACCTGACGCTTTTCGTTGTCGCCCGTTTTAGCCAATTCTTCGTTGCGGGTCGAGCGCAGAACGCCAACGGCCCACATATCATCTTGCAGGATGAACACATCACGACCACGGTTTTCGCGGGTCGGTTTGAACTCAACAGTCCCCCACGGAGTGACGTAGACGGACATGTGCTTGATGACGGTTTCATCTTCGGCCACGACATTCGAGCGCTGGTTGTTGTTACCAGTGAAGCCCAAAGCCACGTTCATCTGGAAAGCCGACAGATAAACCGAGTCGGGCTTGCCGCCAGAAACCCACGTTGCCTGCATCACGTTGTCGAACTTGGTTTGCGAGAATGCAGTGGGGGTGCCATCGTCCGTGCGGGCGTTCGTGCCGTCACCCGTGGGATCAGCACCGCTGGACCCAGTTTGGAAGTTGGTGTTGGTGAACAACCATGCCGGAACACCAGCAAGTTTACGAGCAACAGAAGACGATCCAGCAACACGCGCCTGATTGGCGAACATTGCCTTTTCGATGTCCAGCTTTTGCTCCTTGGCAATCTTCAGAACCTGATAAGCCATTTCGCGGGCGCGACCAGCTTTGTTCAGGCCCTCATCAGTGCCGGGGATAACCACCGCATTTTTGAAGATTTGCGTATAGTTGCCCAAGCGGCTGGTGACGCTACGGCTTTCAGCGACAGTATCATCGCCTTCAATGTGTGCGTTTTCAGCCGAAGCCCGCAGGGCATCAGTCTGCCATTCGTGGAAAGTGTTCGCCGCTTTTGCCTTGGCGCAAGCAGTGTAGAACGGAGTTTCTTCCGGGGAGATGTTGTAGATAACGTCCGAAAGGTCTTCCCGGATGCCTTTTACGTCATACGAGTCGAGGGTGTTTGTTGGCTGTGCCATGATTGTAAGTCCTTGTGCTGATTAACGGAAAAGAAGATCAATGAAAGCTTCTGGCTTCCCCGACCTCTTAGCTACCTTCATCTGCCGATCACGAACGATTTTTTCAGGTGCAGGCTTACGAGCCATTGGCTTTACGTTGCGCGGGGGTTCGGGCTTCTTAGCCTTATCCTTTACCGCCGAAAGCCGATTGTATTTGTAAGCGTCATACAAGACTTGCACTAGGCGAGCATCGACGGTGCTTGCCACTTCTTCAGCCGAAAGCCCATACTTTGACGCAAACTGCAAAAGTTTATTCTGGAGAACGGGAGCCTTTTCAGGATCGCCAAACTCTGGAATAGCCTCAATCAACCGCCGCGTTTGCTGTTGCAATTCCTCTTTACGGGCTTGCTCCTGAAGCGCGTTGTGGCGCTGGGCTTGATCGTAAATCTGCCGCTGTTGCGATTGATAGTCTTGCACGTTGTTGTCGTAATGTGCCTTTTGCTGCATATACCCGATCGGATCAGTGTCCATCAATCGAATATCTGGAGCTTGGGGCGCTCTCATAACTCCCTGCTGCTGGATATTCTCCAACGTGGCGAGGAATTGGCGTCGTTCGGTCTGAAGGGTTTGGAAGATGCTTTCTGCTTCCTTGCGGGTAACAGCAGCTTCTTGCATCCCCTTCTGGATGTAGGCTTGTCCCGAATAATCCCGCTTTAGTTCCTCTAGGGTGACCTGCTTTTCTGCGCCATCAACTTTGACAGCGTAAAGGCTAGGCGTCTTTGGAACGTCAGTTTCTTCGCTTTCCTCATCCTCATCATCCGTTAAATCAGGTTCTTCACCCTCATCTTCGGAATATTCAGCGGCGTCTTCGTCATCCGCTTCAAGTTGCTCCTCTGGTTCATCCTCTACCGCTACTTCGGCTTTGGGTTCATCCTTCGCAGGGGCTAGCAGGCTATCAACAGCCGCTTCAATTGTGTCAGTCGTTTGCACGGTCCCGATCCTGTTTTGCCTCAACGGCCCCGGCGTCTAATCTCGCTTGGAGGGCGTCAAGAATTACTTGGACGGCGCGAACACTTGCGTGAGCCGCCGCTACTCTCGTTATATCACAAGTTGCGTCCAAAAACACCCCCACCGCATCATCGCGGATTTCACCGATCACGGCTTTGAAAACGTGATCGGCTAGAAGTGTCTTTGCCTCAGAAGCCCGTTGCTTGATTAGGGACAAATTGCATCCTCGGCATTTGCTGTTCACGCTTAATTGCGTTCAAATCTAACTGAACGCCCGTCTTTGCTAACAGTTCCCCAGCCTTGATTGCAAGGTCTTGGGCCATGCGGTCACGCTCGCGGTCATCATCCATCCGCATTTTCTCTGCGTTTAGCTGCACCTTCGCCATGTCAACCTGTGCGCGGGCAGACATTTTCATCTGCTCCGACTGCAAGAACGCCATGTTCGGATCAGATGGTTGCTGCGGTTGCTGGCCTTGTGCCGCTTGTGCGGCTTGCATCATCAGCTGCTGTTCGATCTGCGGGTTCATTTGGTTGTAGTAGCGATCAGCGTTGTGGATGCCAGCCATGCCAAGAATATCCGCCAGCGTGTTGCGAATGCCCGTCATGGTCACGATCCCATTGGTAGGGCCATAAGCCTGCCAAACTTGCATCTGCGTTTGCATGGTCATTTGCAGCGCCGCAATGCGATCATCCCGGTGATTGTTGCCTAGACCAACATTTGTCACCAAGTCCAAGTCACTCGTCCAAGAGCGCGGATCGACAGGCACAAACTGCCCATCTAGGCGCATCATCTCATTTGGGTTTGGGTTGGCGCGGGCGATCTGTGCAATCAGGCGGAACATCTGGCGCATCCCGCCTTCTGCCAAGTTGCGGGCGATAAGCTCAGAGACGGCAGAAGCGGCCTGCACAGCAGCATTCACGCCTGCGGCTGTCTGCGACTGCAAGGCGTTAGCATCCATGCCCATAGCGGCCCCTGTGACGCCTGTCTTGGCACGGATAGCCTCGTCGTAGAACTGGATCGCTGGCAAAGCAGCCGTTGCGGCATTCCCAATCGCAAACTCACGCAGTGCGTTGATGTCCTTCACACGGACAATGCCGCCGATCTCGTTGTTCAAAAGATCGTCCATGTTGACCATATTGGTCACAGCCATGACGCGGGGGTTGTTTGCCATTGCTAGGCCGTCAAGCAGGCCGCGCAGAAGCGATGTCGATGCGTCTTGATCCTCAATCACAATCTCAGCCAAGGAGCGCCCAAAGAACGTGTGCGGTTCTGGGTCAACCTCAAAGATGGCGAACGGCACATAGTCGCACAGTTCATAGTCAAGGATTTCATAGTCGTTGCCAGCGCAGATGAATTTATACATACGCGGGACGCCTGTGCCTTCGATGTCCATCCGCATATAGGCTTCGGTCATTTGCACCTTACGCATGGATGGATCAGCGGCGTTCTCGTTATCGTCGTTGTCACCCCAGCCGCGACGAGCCATTTCCTCTTCGTCATCAACCGTGCCATCTGACGATCCTGCAAGGTCATAAACGGTGTCAAAGTCAAAGCCCATAGCCACCAGATCGCCAACCCGTGCCTCGCTTGTGTGACCGCAGACATAGCAATCATCAATGCTGACAGCCATGCGGTCAACAAAAAAGTCTTCCGGCGCCACGCTTTGGATTTTGATTTGGCCTTTGACCGATGTGCGGGCAACGCGCAATTCATAGCTTGCCATGCGCGGCTGGATTTCGATGCCCATTTCATCAATCACAGCTTCAGCAACAATCTCTTCCTCTTGAGAGATGATTTCCGACTCTGGGTCATCTTCAATAAACGCAAGCTGCTCAGGCGTCAGGTCGCTGTATTCATCGATCTCAACCTGTGGCACTTCGTCATAGTAAACCTTTGCCACGCCAACCTTTTTGATCAGGGCATCGTGGAACACATCCGACAAAACACGAAAGCCATTGTTCCGCTCAAAGACATATTTGGCATACTTGGTGGCTTGGTCTGCGCCCATGACGGCTTGCGGAGAGTTAGGGATAAACTCCACAGGCTTGTCAGACTGCAAGAATACCCGCATCAGGGCGGGCTTAATTGCGCGGATCGTGTCGCGCACCTTTGTGGCAACAACCTTTGACCGACCTTCTTCGAAGTCAACAGCAGACCTGCCATCAAAGTATTTCTGAGCGCGGATGCGATCCGGCGCAATTTCGCTTTCCACAAAATCAACAGCTTCACGCACAGCATTGGTGATGGTGTTTTGGATTTCGTCATCCGTGAGGCGTTTGGGCTGCATTTGTATCTCCGTTATTGGGCAAGCAAGCCGGGGATGGTGCGAAGAAGGTTAGGAATGGCAGTTGATGGCGCAACTTGTGGAACGACACCGCTTGCCAAAGCATCCCGAATGCTCTGTGCTTTTCTCATTGCAAGCGTCTGCGAAAGTGATTTCGCACCAGCAGCACCCGCCGTTGCCAAGGCCATTAATGGGTTTGCAGCAACAGCACCAATGTTCAGTGCCATCATAAGCCCATTACCAGATGGTGCGACTTTGCCAACAAGCCGCAACGCGTTCTCTGCATTACTGCCAGAAACAAAGTTCCGCATCATTGCAATTTCATCACCACTGAAGAACTTAGCTTGTTTTGGGTTGTTGATGATGCTCGTCACAGTCTGACGATATTTGTTCACAATGTTACCGCCAGAACCAGTGGATGCAGTTTGATCCTTGGCTTTCTGGAAAGCATTTTCAATCAACTCGGCTTTCTTAAATCGAGAGTTGGCAACCCGTGCCGTCTCCATAAGCGGAGTAGCAGCAGGCATCCCAGCAATAAGCGAGTCGACTTCGTCAATAATATCTAGAATGGCAACTTCATCTGGCGCAGCGTTAAAGCGCTTCCACAAGCCTTGACGAATGTTGTCCAACTGCCCAAGCGTAAGCGTTTGCCCTGCGTTACGCTCAATTATTTGAAGTGCAGCACGGGTCTGAGCGTCCACATCTGGGACGTAGTTTGTCTTTCCCACGGCAGTTTCAACATTATTGAAAAGTCGGCTTGTGTCAGAACTTCCAAAGGTCACTCCAGCATCATCCACAGCTTTGTAAGCAGCAGTTTTTGCCTGTTTAAGCGTATCAATGCTTGGCGCAGATGATGCCCTGTTCATGAATGCGTTGACAGTTTTGTTTGCTGTAGAGAATGCCATAGGCGTAAAAAATGCCCCAGCAAATCGCGCGGCAGGCTCAATAAAAGTTCCTTCGGTAGCTTTGCCAAGAGCCTCTGCCCCAAGGCCACCAAGCGCGGCTGCTTTGCGACCAACACCGCCGCCAAAGAGTTCCGCTCCTGTGCCAGCAACAGCGCCAAGAAAGCCCGGAGCTTGGTAATTTACATAGCCACCAGTGAGGTCATTCAACGCGGATTGTATTGATGCGCCGGAAAGTGGGCTTGGCGTTGCGGGTTGGTCAAGGATGCCGACCTTTTCCATGCCCATGTTAATAATGTCCAGCGCAGTCCCCGGCAAACCAACAAACTGTGCCGCGCCACGCGTAGCACCAGCCCCAATCCCAGTGGCAAGTTCTAAAGCGCGCCGTTGAAGCCCCTTTTCTTGCGACGGCAAGTTTTGGACGTTCATGGCCTTCATAGCCATTTCATTCATTGCCGCAACACGCTCTGCCGATCCGGGCTGCAATTGCAACGTCCCAGCTTTTGCAGAAGCAATGCGCCTAGAAGTTGTTTGTTGCTTTGCCACATTGTTAATGACGGTTTGATCTGTCCCGTCTGGGAACTCTAAGACTGTGCCATCAAACAATTCAATTTCAATCATTTGATAAGGTTCCCCATGCTGTCGTATTTCAATCGATTGGAAGTTGTGCCTGCCGTGCCATTAGGTTGCACAACATCACCCACTGCGGCATCTGGTGACCCAGCCAAACCTTTTTCTTGAGCAAGCATCTGCGCGGGCGACATTCCGGCCTCAATTGCAGAGACGGCACGAATGCGGGCATCTTTCTTCGCAGCAAGAACCTCTGGACCATCACCGGGCTGCGGCAAATAAACCCCGCCATACAGTGTTTGTTCGCCCGGAGTAATTGCCGCGCCAGTATCTTTGCGAAGAATAGCCTGCAAGAATTCATCGCCAGCATTCTTGGCAACTTGGAATTCAGGAGATTGCACTTTACCGCGCAGATAACCTGTTGGATCAAGTTCAGCAGCTCTCATTCCAAAGTTTGTTAGGTTTTCAGCCACTGGTTCCAACACGCCAAGCGCACCCCTTGCCCGCGTGGCAAAGACAACATCCTTGCTTTGCCCTTCGGTAAACGGCTTTGTTGTTAAGGCCCCTGCACCCTGCACCATACGGAAACCGCCAGCGCCATCGCTTTCAATTGTCATGTTCTGCGGGACATCAACAGCATAGAAGCGCCCATCTGGACCAAACTGACCAGCCGCAGCGCCATATGCTGCGGCTTCTTCAGCGGTTGCTCTGCGGAATTCGGCTTGCGGGTTTTGCAACTGCTCAAGTTCAAGTTGCGCCTTTTGGAGATTGATCTGCGCCATTGGATCAGCGGGCGTCAGCGCCATCTTAAGAGCGCCAGCCACGTCCCCAGTGGCTTGTGCATACTGCAAAGCCTGCTGCGCCGCAGGGGTATTGAGGTTAGACAAATATTCCAAGGTGCGGTTACGCTCTGCTTCGACTTTGCGTTCTTCGATGCCGCTTTGAAGTTGCCCGATCAGCCCTTGGTTTGGGTTCATTGTCAGCCCCTCAAGGCCGATAGCAAGGCGGGCGCGGGCATCACGACCTTCTGGGCCGAACAAGCCACCAAAAAGCCCACGGCGTGGCTGCTGCTGGGGCATTTGTTGGGGCATCGGCTGCGGCGCTTGTTGGGGCGCATTTTGGGGTAGCCCACGAATGGACAAATCCGGCACTGGGATCACGTTAGGGTTCATGCCATTTGTGCCAATCCCAGCACGGCGCAGATCGTCAAGTGTGATAGCCATTTAGCCCCCCAAAAATCCAAACAAGCCGCCTTGAGCGTTTACAGCTGCGGCAAGGCGCGGGTCTTTCTTCTGCGTTAAGATGTTAAACAGGTTTACGATAGGTGCAGCATCAGCGTCCTGTGAGATGCCGCGACTTGCAGCAAACCGCGATAACAGCCCCATGCCTTCAAGCGGGTCTTGTTGAAAGGCATTCTGCATAGGCGGAGCAAAACTTGCATTCTGCATTGGCGGATCGAAACTTGCATTCGGCATTGGCGTTTGGCCCAGCGCCTCGTTGAACTTGTTGACGTATCCGCTGCCAGTTGTCCCAAGAATGTCCTTGCGGTTGCCGCCCGCGGCTACAGGCTTGCCTGTGAACCAAACAGATGCAGCGTCTTGCGGGTTGCCGTATTTCTCAACATTGCCGCCAAACTCACCAGCAAAGACCGCATCCTGCGCTTCCTTGCTTGCCAAGAACTCCTCTGGCGTCAACCGCCGACCGAGATACTTTTCAGTCCAAGGGCCGATGTTGAAATCCATAACCTGATAGCGACCATAAGCACGATTGCCTTTGGCAGTAATTGGACCAAGCGCCGAATAGTCACCGCTTCCGGCGCTTTCGATGCTTGCGATAGCATTGGCCCAATCCATCACGCCCATTATAGCGCCCCAAGACCCAAGGATAGATAGTTGAACAAG